TCGTGCGGGCCCCGGCTCGAGCCGTTCGGCCTCGCGCCCGNCCCCGCCGCCTGCCCCCTGCCCGAGCCCCGCGCGATCGCCCCGCCCACCGGCCCGGACCCGCGCGAGATCATCCCCCACCTGCCCCGGCCATGACGACCGTGCAGCACCACCACGCCCACGCGCTGCTCAGGCGCCTCACCGAGGTCGCCCCGCGCCGCTTCCAGCACGACCCGCGCTGGCACGCCTACTACGTCGACGGGCAGCTGCTCCCCACGGCCGACCTCCGCAACGACGACTCCTGGGCCCGCCAGCGCCTCGAGGCGGCCATCACCGCCGAGGCCACCGCCCGCGGTTGGCGCCTCGACGTCGAGGCCCGCGACGACGGGCAGCACGTCGCCCACCTCGACACCGGCGACGGCCGCCGCGAGACCGTCGCCGGCCCCGCCGCCTGGCTGGCGATGGGCGCCGCCCTGGCCCGCGCCGTCAAGGCCGGAGACCACCCATGAACCCCCTCGCCGAGCAGCCCCTACCCTGGGAGCGCCAACCCGGCGAGACCGCCAAGGCCTTCAAAGCCTTCTGCGCCTACCGCGACCTCGAGCCCGCGCGCCGCTCGGTCCTGGCAGCCTACCGGCAGGCCAAGGGCAAGCCCGGCGCCCGCCAGCCCGCCGGCATCTGGAACAGGTGGTGCGCCGAGCACAGGTGGGTCGAGCGCGCGCACGCCTACGACCTCCACCGCGAGGCGCTCGAGCGCGCCGCGCGAGAGGACATGTGGCGCGTCCGCGCCGCACAGGTGGCAGACACCGAGTGGGACCTCGCGATGCAGCTCATCGCCCGCGCACAGGAGATGCTCCGCCTACCCCTCGTCGAGCAGCGCCTCGAGCGCGACGGCCGCACGATCATCGTGAAGCCCACCAGGTGGACCGCCAGCGACGTGCGCGGCTACGCCGAGCTCGCCAGCCGCCTCATGCGCCTCGCCACCGGCAAACCCACCGACCAACAGGCGCTCACCGGCGCTGACGGCGAGCCCCTCCTGCCCGGGCTCAACCTGAGAGGACTCACCGACGATGAGATCGCCACGCTCCTGGCCCTCCTCGACAAGGCCAGCCGCGCCGCCGGCGACGAGCCTGGCGCGCCTGGACCTGGCGAGGCTCAGGGCCGCGCTCCGAACTGAGCAGCTCGAGCGCGAGCGCGCCCGCGCCGAGGCCAGCCTGCACGAGTTCGTGAAGGCCGCCTGGCCCGTCGTCGAGCCCGGCCGGCCCTTCCGCGACAACTGGCACCTCGCCGCGATCTGCGACCACCTAGAGGCCGTCACCCGCGGCCAGCTCAAGCGCCTGATCATCAACATCCCGCCGCGCATGACCAAGAGCCTCACCGTCAGCGTCTTCTGGCCCGCCTGGGAGTGGGCGCTCGACCCCAGCGTGCGCTGGCTGTTCACCAGCTACAGCCTCCACCTCAGCGTGCGCGACAACGTCCGCGCCCGCCGCCTCATCCAGAGCCCCTGGTACCAGGCGCGCTGGCCACACGTGCGCCTCGAGGACGACCAGAACCAGAAGATCCGCTACGAGACCACGCGCGGCGGCTACCGCATCGCCGTCAGCTTCGCCGGCGGCTACGCCACCGGCGAGGGCGGCGACCGCCGCGTCGTCGACGACCCCCACAGCGCCGCCGACGTCCACAGCGACGTCAAGCGCGAAGGCGACCTCGAGTGGTGGCGCGAGACCTGGTCGACCCGCAGCACCGACCCCGACAGCGACCGCGAAGTGATCATCATGCAGCGCCTGCACGAGCGAGACCTCACCGGCTTCATCCTCGCCGAGGTCGGCGGCTACGAGCACCTCTGCCTGCCCATGCGCTTCGACCCCGAGCGCCGCTGCACCACCAGCATCGGCTTCACCGACCCCCGCACACGCGCCGGCGAGCTCCTAGACCCCGACCGCTTCCCCGACCACGTCGTCACCGACCTCGAGCGCCGCCTCGGCCCCTACGGCGCCGCCGGCCAGCTGCAGCAGGCACCCGCCCCCACCGGAGGCGGCATCGTCAAGGCCCACTGGTTCAGCTACTGGGTCGACGACGAGCACGCGCACCTCCTCGACGACCCGCCCAAGGTCCGCGACGACCACGGCACCCTCGTAGAAGCCCGCGTCGTCCGCCGCCCACGCCTCGAGGACATGGACACGCTGCTGCAGAGCTGGGACATGGCCTTCAAGGCCACAGAGGGCTCGAGCCGCGTCGCCGGCCAGGTGTGGGCGCAGAAAGGCGCCGACGCCTACCTCCTCGACAGCCGCGCCGACCACCTGACCTTCACCGAGACCGTGGCGGCGGTCGAGGAGATGAGCGCCCGCTGGCCCACCGCCTACACCAAGCTGGTCGAGGACAAGGCCAACGGGCCCGCCGTGATCGACGCGCTCCGCAGCCGCCTAGGCGGCTTCGTGCCGGTCGAACCGTACGGCAGCAAGGTCGCCAGGATGCACGCGGTCACGCCCATGATCGCCGCCGGCAACGTGCACCTCCCCCACCCGAAGATGCGGGGCTACCATTGGGTCGAGGGCCTCCGCGCCCGCCTCGCGACCTTCCCCGCCGGCGCCAGCAGCGACGAGGCCGACGCGACCAGCCAGGCCCTCATCAAGCTGCAGCGCCCCGCTCCCGTCCGCGACACGGCGCCGCCGCGGCGCTCGAGCCGCGTCACGACGATCAGGAGGCGCTAGATGCCAGTCACGCCCACCGCTAAGATCCCCACCGCCCGCCTCTACGCCCAGCGCTCGGCGCGCGCCGCGCAGCAGTGGACGCCCGTCGAGCTGCGCGCCGCCTACGCCGCCGCCGAGGCCGGGCACCTCATGCGCCTGGCCGACCTCGTCGACGCGACGCTGGAGGACGACCGGGTCGCCGGCACCACCAGGATCCGCACCGGCGGCCTGCTGCGTCTGCCGCTGAGCTTCGAAAGCGAGACCGACCGCGACGACGTGCTCCAGGCGCTCGAGCGCGACTTCTGGGCCGCCCTGCCCGAGCCGGTGCTGGCCGACCTGATGGCGTGGGGCGTGCACCTCGGCATCGGCCTCGGCCAGCTGGTGTGGCGCCAGGACACCGCCGAGCGCGGCGGCCGCTGGCTGCCGGTGCTGCAGGTGTGGCACCCCCGCTGGCTCCGCTGGGACGGCGACACCGGCCGCTGGGTCCTGCAGACCGCCAACGCCGGCGACGTGGTCGTCGACCCCGAGGACCCGCAGTGGTGGCTCTTCGCCCCCTACGGGCTCGAGCGGCCGTGGCGGCACGCGGCCGTGCGCGCCGTCGCCCCGTGGTGGCTCTTGAAGCGCTTCGCGTTGCAGGACTGGGCGACTTATGGCGAGGCGCACGGCAACCCGCTGCGGGCGGCGACCACGCCCGCCGGCGCCAGCAAGGAGCTCAGGCGCGAGCTCGCTGAGGACCTGCAGGACATCGCCGGCCGGACCGGCCTCGTGCTGCCCGAGGGCTTCGACGTCAAGCTCGTCGAGGCGACCGCCCGCACCTGGGAGACGTTCCAGCGCCAGATCGAGGTCGCCAACGCCGCCGTCGCCATCACCGTCCTCGGCCAGACCCTCACCACCGAGGTCCGCAGCGGCAGCCTCGCCGCCGCCGAGATCCACCAGCTGGTGCGTCACGACCTCATCGAGAACGACGCGCAGACCCTCTCCACCGCCGCGCACCACGGGCCCGTGCGGTGGTGGGCGCTGTTCAACTTCGGCCTCGCCGAGCCGGCCGCGCCGTGGCCCGTCTGGGACACGACGCCGCCCGAGGACGCCAAGGCGCGCGCCGAGACGCAGCAGGCGCAGGCGCTGGCGCTCGAGGCCGCCGCCCGCGCCGTGGCCGCCTGGCGCGCCATGGGCGTGGCGCTCGACATGCAGGCGATCGCCGACCGGTTCGGCGTGCCCGTCGCCGACCTCGAGGCGGCCGCCGCGGCGATCGCCGAGCCGCCCGCCGCGGCGCCGGCGCTCCCCGCCTTCCTCACCCACCGCAACCGCCCAGCCGCCCCACCGCCTGTCCTCCTCGCCTCGCGGGACGACCCCAGGACCGCCGCCGGCTTCGTGCGCGGCCAGCTCTACATCGAGGGCCTCGCACGACGCCTCGACGGCATCCAGCCCTTCAAGCAGGCCATGCGCGTGATCGCCGAGGCGGTCGAGAGGGCCGACAGCTACGAGCAGCTCCTCGAGCTCCTCCCGACCCTGTTCGAACAGATCGACCCCGACCAGACCACGCCGCTCATGGAGGCCCTGATGCTGGCCGACCTCGCCGGCCGGCTCGCCGCCGAGGAGGACCTGTGAACGCCGACCAGCCCCACCTGGCGCCGCCCGCCCCGCCGCCCGGCACGCCGGGCGCCGACCGGCCGGCCACCGCCACCGAGATCCTCGACGCCGCCCAGGGGCTCGAGGCGCGCGACGAGCCCGACCCCGACGCCCTGGCCGCCGCCGAGCGCCGCGCCGCCGCCGCCCAGCTCGAGGCCGCCCTGCGCCGCTACGCCGCCGCCCAGGGCGTCGAGCCGCAACGCGCCGTGCTGCACCTGGCGATCGCCAACCGCCTCTACGACCCGCACGTCCTCAAGCGGCACGGGGCGCCCAGGGAGATCGTCAAGGGGCTCGAGGTCGCGCACCGGCGCCGCTTCCGCTGACCCGCCGTGGCCTGGTCGACGACCACCGACCCGCTCCGGTTCGACGAGGCGGCCGACTGGTTCCTCGGCCGCATCGCCATCACCAAGGGCTGGTACGAGGGCCTGGCGCTGAAGTGGCGCCGCTACACGTTCACCGCCGCCAACCTGGCCACGCTGCAGATGGTCAGCGACCTGCAGGCCAGCCTCCTGCGGGCCATGCGCGAGGGCAAGCACCTGCGCGAGTGGAAAGCCGAGTACCTCCCGACCCTCGAGGCGCAGTGGGCCGGCACCGTCAAGGACCCCGGCTTCCGCGCGTCGACCATCTACCGCAACGCCCTGCAGCGCAGTTACAACACCGGCCGCTGGACGGTCCACACTGACCCGGCCGTCATGGCCGCGCGGCCCTACTGGATGTTCGACGCGATCATCGACGGCCGCGAGACCGACATCTGCCGCGAGCGCGACGGCAAGGTCCTGCGCGCCGACGACCCGTGGTGGCAGCAGAACTACCCGCCGCTGCACCACCGCTGCCGCAGCGGCGTGCGCGCCCTGCGCGAGTCCGAGGCCGCCAAGCGCGGCGTCACCACCAACCCCGCCTTCGAGACCATGCCGCAGCGCGGCTTCGGCGCCGCCCCATCGGCCGACGAGTGGGACCCCGACCCGGACAAGATGCCCGGCAAGCTGCGGGAGGTCTACGAGAAGAAGATGATGGGCCCCCTGGCCCTCAAGCCGCCGCTGGCGCCGCCCGCGCCGCCGCCCGGCACCCCCTACAACCCGGCCACCACGCCGGCGCCGGCGCCGGCCCACCCCGCCAAGGCCAAGAAGCCGGGAACGCGCCCCAAGGCCGGCGCCGCCGGCGAGCCCAGCGGCCCGCCGCCGCTGCGCGACGTGATCCTCGGCGAGCAGATCGCGCCGGCGACCGGCAGCAACCCCGGCGGCCTCTACCGCGGCACCGACGGCGTCGTGCGCTACGTCAAGTTCTACGACGACAAGGCCCAGGCCTACGGCGAGCACCTGGCGAACCAGCTCTACCGCGGCCTGGGCCTCGAGGCGCCCGAGTCGGTGGTCTTCGAACTGGCCGACGGCCGCACCGGCTACGCCAGCCGCCTCATCGACGGCGCCCGCACCCTCGCCGACGCCGGCCTCACCAAGGAGCGCGCCCTGCGCGCCCTCGACGGCTTCGCCGCCGACGTGCTCACGGCCAACTGGGACGCCGCCGGCGCCGGCCTCGACAACCTGCTGGTCCTGCAGAACGGCCGGCTGCTGCGCGTCGACAACGGCGGCGCCTTCCTCATGCGCGCCCGGTACGGCCGCAAGCCGACGCACCTCCTCAACGAGATCACCGAGTGGGAGGGCTTCCTCGACCCCGCCCGCAACCCCTCGTACGCGCGCCTGGCCGCCCGCGCCGGCATCAGCGACCCGCGGCAGCTGGGCGACGACCTGCTGCGGCAGATCGACGCCATCCTCGAGCTCGAGCGGCACGCCGGCGGCTGGGACGCCTTCGTCCGCCTGCACGCCCCCGGCCTCCTGCCCGACGACCGCCAGGCCATCGTGGCCATGCTCGAGGCGCGCACCACGCTGCTGCGCGGCAAGCGCGCCGAGATCCGCGCCTGGCTCGACGCCACCGACGCCGCCCGCGCCCGCGCCGCCCTGCCACCCACCGGACCGACCTTCGACCCCACCGACGCCGCCTGGAAGGCCCGCGACGTGCTCGGCGACTCCACCAGCGCCTATCGCATGTACCGCGCCGCCCGCACCGCCCAGCCCGAAGCCTACGAGGCCCTCGCCGAGATCACCCCGAACTGGACCGCCACCTACAGCAAGGACGCCTTCCAGCGCAAGCTGCGCGAGCAGGTGACGCGGATCATGAACGGCAAGGCCCCCACCACCACGCTCGGCCAGTGGGCGAAGACCGTGATCGACACCCGCCCGGCCCGCTGGCGCGCCGCCGCGGCCGCCATCGACGCCGAGGTGCCCGGCGCCTTCCGCCTCCACCGCGGCGTGAAGGGCCCGGAGTTCGCCCAGGACGTCTACCGGGCATGGAAGACCGGCGCCACCGAGGTCCACGTCCGCAGCGAGACGATGACCAGCTGGTCCTTCGACCGCCGCGCCGCCACCTCCTTCGCCGCCGGCAGCGACGTCAGCGTCGTCTACCAGGCCGACGTGCCCTTCCACCTCACCTTCGCCGACCAGCTCATCGACGACGGCGCCTTCCTGAGGCGCTACTTCACCGAACACGAGGTCGTGGTGATGACCCCCGGCAAGGACGAGATCGTCGCCGACGCGCGCCACACCACCGTGCGCTTCAACGGCCGCACCTACACCTGGGCCGAGAGGGCCGAGTTCATCCAGGCCTGGGAAGCCGCGCACGGCCCCAACGGCTACCGCGTCAGGTCCCCTTGACAACCGGCCGTGCGCGCTATAGTGAGCGAGAGGATGCCGACGAGCGTGATCGACCGGATCCGCGCATACGCGCAGCTCTACAAGGCCGCCGCCGCCGCGCGCGGCGTGGCGCCCGTGGACGACGTGCCCGGCGCCCGCATGAGCAGCTTCGCGGAGGACGACCCCGCGGTCCACGAGTCGCACCGGCGCCCCGACCACGAGCAGGTCGAGCCCCAGACCGACGAAGGCGAGTAGGACGTGACCGGAGCCACGCAGCGCATCACCGGCCGCCAGCGCAACCGCCCAGCCGCCCAGGCGGCGAGGTGGCACGCGCTCACCGTCGACATCGACGGCGCCGCCCCCACCGAGATCCGCATCTTCCGCCCCGGCGCCAACGACACCACCAAGGGCACCTTCCACTTCACCCCCCGCAGCGCCGAGCTCGTCATGAAGGCCGCCGAGGACTGGGGCAACGAATACAGCTTCGACTACGAGCACGCCGCCCTCCAGCCGGTCGATAACGGGCCCGTGCCCGCCGCCGGCTGGTTCAGGCTCGAGCTGCGCGACACCCCCGACGGCCCCGAGCTGTGGGCCGTCGACATCAGGTGGACCGACCGCGCCCGCGAGCTCATCGAGGCCAAGGAGGTCCGCTACATCAGCCCCGCCTTCACCACCGACAGCCAAGGCGAGATCACCAGCCTCATCAACATCGCCCTCACCAACCTGCCGGCCACCAAGCGCCTCGAGCCGCTCGTGGCCGCGCGCCTGGTGGCGCTCGGCGCGAGCATCAGCATCGACGAGGTGCTCGACCAGCTGCGCGCCCAGCTCGCGCCCAGCCACGCGCACCTGGCCGACGCGTGGCCGGTCGACGTCTACCTCGACAAGGTCGTGCTCGAGGCCGGCGACGGCCGCACGTACGCCGTCCCCTTCACCGTCGACGCCGACGCCGGCCGCGTGAGCCTGGCCGGCGACCCCATCGAGGTCACGCGCGAGTGGATCCCCCTCGAGCGCGGCGCCCAGGAAGCCCCGTCCGAAGGGAGTCAGCACATGAAGCTCAACCCCGCAGCCCTGATCGCCCTCGGCCTCGCGGCCGACGCCGGCGCCGAGCAGGTCGCCGCCGCCGTCGAGCGCGCCGCCGAGACCATGCAGGCGCTGAGCCGCCTGGTGCCGGAGGGGCAGGACGTCGTCGGCACCGTCGCCGCCTGGCGCGACGCCGCCCAGCGCGTCGAGGCGCTCGCCCAGCGCGTCGAGGAGCTCGAGCGTGAGAAGGCCCAGCGCGAGCTCGAGGCCATCCTCGACGAGGCCATCAAGCAGGGCAAGGTCACGCCCGCCCAGCGCGAGGCCCTGGCGCAGATGTTCACCAGCGACCGCGGCGTGAACCTCGAGGGCCTGCGCGCCTACGTCGCCGCGAGCCCGCGGATCGTGGCGCTCACCGGCGCCGGCGCCAAGCGCGAGCCGGTCGTCACCACCAGCGCCGCCGGCGCGGCCGTGGCCGTCGACGTCACCGGCAAGCGCTGGGAGGACCTGAGCAACGTCGAGAAGCACAACCTGCGCGTGACCGACCCCGAGACCTTCGAGGCCCTCTACCGCGAGCACCGCAAGCGGCAGGCCAACTGACAACCGGCAGCACCGGGCCCGCAGCCCCGTCCATGCGGCCCCCTAGCAGCACAGGAGGAACATCCGCATGGCGCACACGATCCGCAGCGACCTGATCGTCCCCGAGGTCCTCGCCGACGCGATCGCCGGCGAGTTCGCCGGCATGAAGGCCCTCTACGGCACCGGCGCGGCCTTCGTCACCGCCCAGGGCTGGCCCGACGCCCGCGGCGGCGACCGCATCAAGATCCCCTATTTCGGCACCATCGGCGAGTACGAGGACCTCGACAGCGACGAGGACGACGGCAGCGGCGACCTGCCCGCCCTCACGCCAGCGAAGCTCAGCATGACCAGCGAGACCGCCACCGTCGCCCACAGCGGCAAGGCGGTCGAGATCACCGAGTGGGCGCGCATCGCCGCGATGTACGCCGACCCCTACGCCGAGATGGCGCGGCAGCTGCGCGTCGGCCTCGAGCGGCTCGCCGACGCCAAGCTCCTGGCGGCGGCCTCCACCACGACGCTGACGCACAGCATCTACCAGGAGGACGGCAGCGGCACGCCCAGCTGGGCCGACGTCCTCGAGGCCCGCTTCAAGTGGGGCGACGAGCAGGACGACATCGCGCTGATCGTCATGCACAGCGACGTGGCGCTGCGCCTGCTCAAGGAGCTCGACGGGAACGACCGCCCGATCTGGGACAACGTCCTCCGCAGCGGCCAGATCCCCGCCGAGATCCTCGGCATCCCGGTCAAGATCAGCGACCGGGCGACCAAGAAGGCCGACTACGCCGAGACCGGCTCGAGCGCCACGGGCTACGAGACGCTGCTCATCAAGCGCAACGCCCTGGCCTTCTGGTTCAGCGGCGGGCAGCCCGAGGTCCAGACCGACAAGGACATCCTCACCGACAGCGTGGTGGCGGCGATCCACGTCTACTACGTCGCGCACCGCTACAGCCGCCTCGCCGGCACTACCAAGACCGGCGTGGTCAAGTTCATCCACAACTGACGCTGCGCCGCCCCGGGCAGCCAGGGGCACGGCACCACTGCCGGGGCGGGCATCGCGCCCGCCCCGGCGTCACCGAGGGAGAGAAGCAGAAGCATGGGACTCGGCACCTTCCGCCGCCACCGCCAGCGCCGCTACCGCGGCCAGAAGGCGCGCCAGGCCGCGCGTGAGGGCCGGACCGCGGCCGCGATGGCGTTCGAGGCCAAGCGCCGCGCCAGCCCCGGCACGCCCCTGCCGGCCGGCTTCATCAACGCCCGCGTCTACGAGGCCCTAATCCACGCCAAGCCCGTCCCGTACGACACGTACGAGGACCTCCTCGGCGCCACCGAGCAAGAGCTCGTGCAGATCCCCGGCATCGGCGCCTCCACCGCCCGCAAGATCATCGCGGCGGTCAAGGAGTGGGCCGCGCAGCAGGCCCCAGGAGCCCCCGAGGCGGGCGGCGACGAGGGCGACGGCAGTGGGACACCGGGCGAGGCCGGCGACGAGCCCCAGGGCCCCGCTGAGGGCTCAGGCGACGCCGGCGGCGACGACGGGAGCGAGTGAGCCGTGGCGGGCACCTACATCACCGGGGCGGACCTCGCGCAGGCCCTGCCGGCCGATTGGGTCGCCCGCACCGACGACACGCAGCGCGACCAGCACGCCCAGCGCGCCAACGCCGACCTCGACCAGGCGCTGCGGCAGGCCGGCTACACGCTGCCGATCACGACCACGCCCATCCCCGACGACATCAAGGGCCGCCTGCTCGACCTCGCCACGTACCGCCTGGCGCTGCAGCAGCAGCTCCTCCCCGAACCCGCCGAGAGCAGCGGCTTCTACCTCGCCTACAAGACCGCCCTCGAGTGGCTCCCGGGCGTCAGGTCCGGCCGCGTCGAGCTCGGCCTCGACGACTCGAGCGGCGGCACGCCCGACACCGAGGGCGGCATCGAGGCCGCCACCTTGCCGCGCCGGTACTGGGAGCTCTTCTGATGGCCACCAAGCCGCAGGGCGCCACGACCACCTTCTCGCTCGGCGTCGCCGACGGGAACATCGTGGTCCTGGTCGACGCCAAGCAGATCGACGAGCTGGTGACGGCGCTCGACAACCTGCCCACGGCGCTGCGCCTCATCGGGTCCGCCATGCTCGACGAGGTCGCCGAGGCCTTCCGCGAATCGCGCGGGCCCGAGGGCCGCAAGTGGCTGCCGATCAAGGAGGCCTCCAACCGCGCCCGCGAGCACCCCAGCCCCAACGCGCAGATGGCCAAGCCGCTCGTCGACACGGGCGTGCTCTCCAAGAGCTTCACGGCCGAGCTCGTCGACGGCGGCCAGGCCGTCAGCATCGGCACCAACTTCGGGTTCTACGTCTTCCACCAGCACGACCCGGACTACCCGGTCGATAAGCACATCATGCCGACCAGGAACGTGCTGCCCATCAAGGGGCAGCCGCTGCCGGCGAGCTGGGCGGACGAGATCATGGCCACGCTCGAGGACTTCCTCGCCCTCACCACGCCCGGGAGCACCGCGTGAGCCACGGCATGACCGACCCCGGCGCCATCGGCGAGGCCATCCGGCAGATCGCCGCCGGCCTCGACGGCGTGCGGGACTCGCACCTGGGGCCGCTGGCCGTCATCCCGGCCACGCCGGCCGTCGAGGTGCTCCTGGGCAGCGGCAGCCTCGCCCAGTTCCCCGGCGGCGGGCACGCCATCGACGAGCGGCACGACCTGACCGTGGTCTTCCTCGAGCAGGTGGCGCCCAACGTGGCCACGACCACCGAGCGGCGCCTGGCGGCGCTGGCCACCGCCTTCATCGCCGCCCTCACCGCCGACGACTTCGACGACACGCTCGGCGGCCTCGTCGAGCGCACCAGGCCCACCGGCTACAGCTTCGGCATGACCAGCCGCAACAACCGCGCCTACCGCTACGTGGCGGTGCGGATCGACACGGGAGAGCTATGAGCAAGGACACCGTGACCCTCAAGTACCGGCCGACGCCGCGCGCGTTCGCGCCCGGCTACCGGCCGGGCGCCACCGTGCGCGTCGACGAGGCCACCGCCCGCGCGCTCGAGGCCACCGGCGCCTGGACCCGCGTGGGCCGCCAGGCCAAGGACACGCCCGCCGGCGGCGACGGCGGCGGCTCGAGCCCCGTCCAGAAGGAGTGAGCGATGCCTGCAGGGATCGAGGCCAAGATCGGCGTCGGACGCGAGACCACCTGGGGCACCGGCGTCACGTCGACCCGGTGGTTCACCGCCCGCGAGAACCTCAACGAGGAACGCGGCCGCCTGCGCGAGGCGATGACCTTCGGCACGCGCAGCACGCTGCCGGGCGACCCGGGCCGGCTGCGGATCCGCGAGACCCTGAGCGACATCCCCGGCCGCCCGCAGACGGTCGGTGAGCTGCTCAGGGCCGCGCTGGGCGCCCCGCAGACCACCGGCTCGGGCCCCTACGAGCACGTCTACGTGCCCGCGGCCGCCAAGCACGACGCGCTGGCCGCGCTGCCGCCGTACAGCCTGACGGTCAAGCGCCGCAGCGACGTGATCGACCGGCTCACCGGCGGGCAGCTCGACAGCCTCGAGCTGCGGCAGCCCGTCGACGAGGCGCTGACGCTGAACGCCGAGTTCATCTTCAAGAGCATCACGACCGGCACCGACGAGGCGATGACCCTCGACGCCGGCGAGCGCTTCCGGTACAAGCACCTGGCCGTCACCAAGGGCGGGAACCCCTTCCCCTACCTGACGGACCTCACCATCCAGATCCAGAACAACCTCGACCCCGAGGAGACGCTCAACGGCAGCGACGAGATCAGCGCCGTCGACTTCGGCGACAAGCTCGTCGTGGCCATCAGCGGCCAGGCCACCTTCCGCGACAAGAGCCTGCTCGAGGAGTTCCGCGCCGGCACCGCCGCCGCCTGGAGCTTCGCCTGGACGATCAACGCCAACACGAGCCTGGAGATCGCCGTCCCCCGGCTCGCGCTCGACAGCGTCTCGGCGCCCATCGAGGGCCCCGGCCGCATCACGGTCGCCTGGAGCGGCACCGCCGAGTTCGACGCCAGCGAGGGGCACGAGATCGAGGTCACGCTGACCAACGACGTCGCCACCTACGCCTAACAACCGCCCCGCCGCCCAGGCCACCTGGGCGGCGGGAGCCCCGCAAGGGAGAGAGGGAGCATGGGTCAAGGAAGCCTGATCAGGAAGCTAAGCCGCCGCACCGTCCCGCTCGAGAACCTCACGCGCCTGGCCGTCGAGGCCGGCGAGCTGCCCGAGGGGCAGCAGCTGACCATCCAGATCCGCCGCGTCACCGCGCTCGAGGTCACCAAGGCCACCGGCGGCGTGCCCAGCCTGCTGCGCGTCGCGCGCATGCGCCAGCCGGGCGAGAGCGACGAGCAGTGGCGCGAGCGGTGGCAGCAGATGATCGCCGAGCAGCCCGAGCTCGTCACGGAGAGCATCGAGTACGCCCAGCGCCTGAAGGTCGCCGTGCTCTGCGCCGGCTGCGTCGCGCCGCGCGTGGTGCCCAGCGACGCCGACCTGGCCGCCGGCGACGACGACGCGCTCACGGTCGCCGACCTCGCCGACGACGCCGACGCCGTCTACGAGGCGATCATCGAGTTCAGCGGGCTGCCGTTCCGGCTGCGGCAGGGCGGCGGCGCGGTGAGCACGTTTCCTGAACAGCCGAGCGGCGGTGGCGGTGAGCCGCATGGCGCACTACTACGGGAGGACGCCGAGCGAGCTGCTGAACCGCCCGCTGGGGGAGTGGAGCCTGGACTGGGAGATCTGGCAGGCTGACCTAGAGCAGCAGGAGCTCGAGCGCGCCAAGGCGCAGGCCGAGGCCGAGGCCGCCGCGGCGCGATCGCGCAGGACCACCTAGAGCCCCGTCCGAGAAACGCCGGGAGTGGCGACAGGACGCAACCGCGTCGACATCATCATCGGCGCGCAGGACCGCGCCAGCGGCGTGGTCGGCAACGTCCGCCGCGAGCTCGGCAGCCTGCAACAGGCAGGCGCCCAGACGCGCCGGAGTTTCGCCCAGGTGCGCGCCGCCAGCGACGTCGCGGCGGTGGCCCTGGGCGGCCTGGCCGCGTCCGCCGGCGCCGCCGGCCTGGCCGCCGTCCGCCTAGCGGGGCAGCTCGAGCAAGCCGAGATCGCCTTCGAGACGCTCCTCGGCAGCGGCGAGGCCGCCAAAGCGTTCCTCGACGACCTCGCCGACTTCGCCGCCCGCACGCCGTTCGACTTCAAGGGCATCCAGGACGCCAGCCGGCTCCTGCTCGCGTTCGGCTTCGAGGCCGAGGCCGTCCTGCCCATCGTGGGCGCCCTCGGCGACGCCACCGCCGCCCTGGGCGGCAGCACCGCCGAGCTCGAGGGCGTGGTCCGCGCCCTCGGCCAGATCCAGACCAAGGGCAGGGTCTCGACCGAGGAACTGCTGCAGCTCGCGGAACGGGGCATCCCCGTCTTCCAGATCTTGCAGGAGAAGCTGGGCCTGACCGGCGAGCAGCTGGGCAACATCGGCCAGCTGGGCATCGACGCCGCCACCGGCATAACCGCCATCCTCGAGGGCCTCTCCGAGCGCTTCGGCGGCGCGATGGAGAGGCAATCCCGCACGCTCCTCGGGCTCTGGAGCAGCGTCCTCGACAACGTCTCGCTGATCACGACCGAGATCGGGGTCAAGATCACCGAGGCCTTCGACATCAAGGGCGCCCTCGACACCGCCCTGGCCCAGCTGGACCGCCTCCGCGAGTGGGTCAGGGACTTCGACCTGCGCGAGTTCCTAGCCGCCAACGAGGCGGCGGTCATGCAGCTCGCCGGCGCCCTAGCCGGCGTCCTGCTGCCCAGCCTGCTCAACGTCGCCCGCGTCGCGCTGCTCTTCGCGCGCCGCACCATCGTGCCCCTGGCCGCCCTGGCCGCCGCCGGCGCGCTGGTCGTCGACGTCGCCCGCAAGCTGGGCGTCGAGTTCGACAACCTCGCGCTGCCCACCGGCGGCCTGGCCCGCGTCGCCGCCGTCGTGAGCGGCCTCGTCGAGATCTTCGACGGCGTCACCACCTCGATCGCCGCCCTGATCCGCGCCACCACCGAGGGCGTGCGCGACTGGGCCGAGTTCTTCGGCCTGGTGGTCGGCCAGATAGGCCGCCTGCTGCAGCACCTCAACGCGATGGCGGCCAAGAGCGCCGAGATCCAGGACGTCCTGGTGCGCCGCGGGCCCCTGGGCCTGCTCGAGGCCGCCCGGCTCGCCGAGGAGCTCGGCGGCCTGGTCCGGTCCATCCCCGGCATCAACCTGGCCGACGCTTGGCGCGAGGCCTTCCAGGGCACCGACGAGGCGATCCTGGACATGTTCGACCAGGCCAACGCCTCGCTGCGCCGCGGCTGGGAGCGCATCGCCGACGGCATCAGGGGCGACGTCGACCAGGTCACGCTCACCGTCGCCGGCGGCATCGCCGACGCCGTGGGCGACGCCGCCGCGCAGATCGTCGACTGGGCCGCGCTGCTCGAGGACGACGCCGAGCCGGCGCTCGAGTCGGTCAGCGTCAAGGCCGAGGACACCGCCGACCGCGTCAAGGCCGCCGGCGAACGCATCGAGAGCGAGGCCGTGCCCGTCTGGCAGCGCGCCCTCGCCGCGGTCGGCGCCACGGCCGCCGGCGCCATCCGCGACGCCCTCGGCCTCGACCAGCCCGAGAGCCCCCTGATCCAGCTCGGCCGCGACGTCGTCGGCGCGATCCTCGAGGGCTTCCTCGCCGCCTGGCCCGAGGCGGCCGACCGCATGGCCGCCGCCATCGACGCCGTGCGGTGGCGCCTCGACCTGCAGAGGCACCTCCGCAGCGGCGCCCCGCTGCGCGAGCCCGGCCTCGAGCCGCTGCCGCCCGACGTCGGGCCCGCCCCGCTGGGCCCGCCGCGCCTACCGCTCGGGCTGCCGCCGGAGCTGTTCGACCTGATCACCAGCGGCGCCCTGCTGCGCGAGCCCGTCACGGGCCCCGCCGTGGGCCCCGACCCGCTCGGGCCCGAGATGAGCGCCCGCCTCGAGGCGGCGCGCGATAGGCTGCTCGCCTCCATCGACGAGCTCAGCCGGCAGCTGGGCCGCCGCGCCGAGCGCGAGCGCGACGCGGCCACCGAGGCCGCCATGCACCGTGCCGTGCTCTTCGCCCAGGCGCAGGAGCGGTGGGCGGGCAGCGGCGCGGCCATCCTCGCCGGCACCAGCGCCGACGCGGCCACCAGGGCCTCGTGGGTCTCGCGGCTCGAGCAGCAGGCGCAGGTCGCGCTCGACACCGTCCTGGCGCTCGCCGAGGGCGTCGAGGCCGGCGTCACGCCGATCCAGGAGCTGCGCCGCGCCGTCGAGATGCTCGGCGAGGTCACCGGCCTGACCGCCGACGAGCTCGCCGACCTGACCGGCGTCGAGGTCATACGCCCGCCCAGGCGCCAGCTGGAGCCGGGCATCACCGCCACCGTGCCGGAACCGGTGGCCATCGAGCCACCGCCGATCACGGCCGACGTGGCCCCCGACCGCAGCCAGCTGGAGCCCGAGGTGCTCGCCGAGCTCCTCGAGCGCGAGCAGGCCGCGCGCCAGGCGGTCGTCGACGAGCTCACCACCATGAGCACCGAGAAGGGCGCCCTGGCCAACTTCGGCGCCGCGCTGCTGAACGTCGCCGCGCAGCACATCCCGGCCTTCGGCGCCGCCCTCGAAGGGTTCGTGCAGGCCGGCCCGATAGGCGCGGTCATCGCCACGCTGGTGCAGCTCGCCAGCGAGAGCGAGGCCTTCGGGCACCTGATCGAGATGGTCAACGCCGCCCTCGAGCCCCTCAGCGCGGCGCTCGGCGCGGTCCTCGAGGCGCTGCTGCCCGTGATCCAGCCGATGCTCGAGCTCGTGGCGGCCGTCGCCCAGGTGGCCCAGGTGGTGGCGCGCATCTTGGCGCCACCGCTGCTGCTGCTGGGCCGCGTGATCAGCTACGTCGTCGACGCCTTCGTGGCCGTGTGGAACTTCCTCCTCGGCTGGATCCCCGGCCTCCGCATCGAGCGGCCGGACCTCACCCCGCGCGAGCCCGAGCAGGAGCGGCCGCAGCACAGCGACCGCGCGCCCGACGCGCCCGAGGTGCGCCTGGGCAACCTCGCGCCGGCGCTGCAACTGGGCCTGGCCACGCCGCTCCGAGAGGCGGCCGACGTCATGCTCGAGGCGGCCACCATGCAGCTCGAGGCGGCCAAGGCCAGCGGCGGCGGCCCCATCGGCGCCGCCAGCTTCGCCGCCGGCGTCGACAGGTTCGGGCAGCACATCGACCGCTTCGGCGCCTACATCGACCGCCTGGTCACCGAGGGCATAGCCGTCCACGTCCCCACCGCCCGCTTCTTAGCCGGCGTCACCCCCAGCGCCTTCGCCAGGACGGCGGTGTTCCGATGAGCTGGGAGATCCACGTCTACGGCCCCACGGGCGCGCGCAAGGCGGTCCTCACGCCCGAGGACCCCGTGTACGAGGTCCATTGGGCCGTGAGAGGCGACGGCGACTGCCTCGACGGCATGATCGCCGGGCGCGGCCTGCCCATCACCACGCGGGACGTCGTCGCCATCCACGCCCCCAGCACCCCGCACGCCGGCACCGGCTGGGCGGTGCGGTACTGGGGCTGGTGCGTGGCGGCGCCGGCGCAACGCGCGCCGGGCATCGGCGAGTGGCGCTTCGTGGGCGGCTCGAGCCGGCTGCGCGAGATCATCTCGCGGCGCCTCCGCATCGTCGGGACCGACATCGCCAGCATGGCCCGGTCGGCCACGCTCGACGACGACGGCGTGCCCCAGACGCGCGTGGGCCTGGTCGCGCGCGCGTCGGACTTCCCGACGATCGGCTTCTCGGCGGGAACGCGCCACCCCAACCTGGAGACGATCGCCGCCAGCCTCGACGCCCTCGCCGAGCTGGTGCCGGCCTTCACGACGACGAGCACCTACGACTACGACGGCCGGACGTACCAGCCGGGCGACGTGGTGCCGGCGGCCACCTGGGGCGTGAAGGGCGGCCAGGCGCCCCCGCCGGCCTCGATCGCCTACGACCCGGACAACCCCGGCGCCTACGACGGCGGCAGGATCTTCTTCGGCCGCATCGACGGCCAGCTGCAGCTGATCGAGGTCACGGACCGGCTCGAGATCGAGTGGGGGCAGTCGATCGCCGAGGCCGTGGTCGACAGCGTGGTGGTGGCCATCGCCACCGCCCCGACACAAGGCGCCATCGAGATCCGCGCCACGCCGCTGTCGCCCACCAGCCCCTACGAGCCGGTGGCCTACATGCTGCAGGACGCGCTGGGGCTGAAGCTCGACGCCTGGAAGCTGGTCGAGGCGCCGGACCTCGACACGCTCGAGGCGGCCTCGTGGCTCGCCGCCGTCGACGCGGCCGGCATGAGCAACCCCGGCAACCCCTTCGACGGCAGCGCCGGCACGTACGCCAGCAACCAGCTGGGCACGCAGTTCTACCTGCGGCGGCAGGCCGAGCCGGACGCGCGCGTGATGCGCGTCCGGTACAGCAGCTTCGTCGACCTCTTCGCCACCTTCGAGTACTACAACGCCGGCGGCGGCGGGAGCGGCCAGTTCACCTACCGCTGGCCGCTGGCGAGCACCAACGGGCAGCAGCGCGACGTGTGGCTGGTGGCGCCGCGGCTGCAGGGCGCCGCGCCCGACGTACGCGTCGGGATTATCTACATGAGCCCGCCCTTCGACTTCACCGAGCCGCCCGTGGTCGAGGCCGACCAGACCCGCATCTACCTGCTCGAGGCGCTGAAGCCGAACACCACCGTGCTCGACGCGATGGCGCGCAGCCAGCTGCGGCGGCCGACGCCGGCGATCGCCACCGTGCGCGTCCCCGGCCGCCTGCTCGACCCGCTGCCCAACATCCGCATCGAGCTCGTGGGCGGCGCCCTCCACACGGGCAGCGTCGGCAGCGCCGAGATGAGCATCACCGGCCGCGCCGGCTTCTCGACGCTGCTGCGGCTCGAGGAGCCGCTGCCGCCCGAGCTCGCCGCCGAGCGCG